CCTGTATTTGGTGCATAAGTAAGTGTTCTTAATGCTTTTATCAATTCTTTACATCTTGGGTGTATAAAAGTTCTTTGATTACCATTTGCATCTAACAAAGCAGTATTAACAGCAGTAATCTTATCTCTAATCTTCCACGGACTTTTTGGACTTAAAACTGTAAAACCAGACCTTCTAAGAATCGTATGATCTGTAACTCCCACCCCACTTGTTTTTCTTGCACTACCAGTAGGATCAGGACAAGCAATAATTCTTCTATCAACTCCATACCTTCTTACGACCTCTTCTGCAAAATCCCAAGTGGTAGCACCACCCGTTAGCATGATCTCGTCAAACACATAGAGGTTATTGTCATGCTTATATGCACAAATTCCTGCCATCGGGTCTACGTTAAAGTCCAATCCCAACAACAAAGGCATCATGTGTAGATCTTGAATGTCTCTATCAATGTTCTCATCACTAAAACTAACAGCGACAAGACCAGTTAAATTCTCAAAACTAGCTTCAAACTCTTGTCTGAATGTTCTCGGATCTAATTGATTTCTAGCTGCTTCTACTTCCTCTTCTTTAACATTACCCCCTTCAATCGTAGTAAAGCTCCATCTTTGCCAATCTTCCCACTCTCTTTCGCCACAAAAGCACCACATATCATAAAACCAACTGGCAGTACCATCAGGAGTAGAAATAAACAAAGCCCAACCCTGTTTATCGGCCAAGGCAGGTCTAATAACTTCAGCCCATACATCTCTATCCATAAAAGCAGCTTCATCTAATACAACACCAGCTAAACTTCTACCTCTTAATGCCATCGCATTTTCTGTTCCCTTCAGTTCAATACTTGATCCATTAATCAAATCCAACCTTAAATCTGTTTCATTCTTGCTTTGAACCCATACTTTCGGCACTAATTTCTTTAATTCTTTCCATGCAATATCTTTTGCCATACGATAAGTAGGAGCACAATAAAAATAAACTTCTCCAGGTCTATTAATGGCTCCTCTGAGCAGTTCAATACAGGAAAGGTATGATTTACCAAACCTTCTTCCTGCAACCAGCACCCGAAATCTTTTGTCACTATTGAATACCTCCCCTTGAGCATATCTCAAACTTATATCATTTGCATTTTTAACTGCCATAACCTTAAAAATAACAGAAAATTCAACTAATACCCCCTATTTATAGCCTATTCCTCCTTTTTTAGGTTATTATTCCAATAAATACTACAAAAAGTAAGTCCGTGGCTTCTTCTACTTTTCCTACAGATCAACCAATAGAACAACCTAAACGTAAAATGCGATTTGTTGCTCGTTCTTCCGCACAACAAGTACAAGAAAGATCACAACGTCTATACACCCGTCAGCTAGAAGGTAAAACAACAAGAGCCTTAGTCCTAGAACACGCTAAAATTGAATCAATATCAGAAGTAACAGCTTGGCAAGATTGGAAAAAAGTTAAAGAATGGAATAAAGAAGATTGGGAAAAAGATAGAGAAACTATGTTACCTCGTCTACAAGCTATGAGAATCCGCTTATTCAACAAAGCAGTTAAAAAAGGTCAACTTCAAACAGCAGCACAAATCTTAGACTCTCTTGGCAAAGTAATAGGCGAATCCGTTGAAACAGTAAATATCCAAGCTCCAGAACTCGCCATCCGCATAGAACCAAAAAATTAATCAATATATATTTAAGTTCCCCGATCGCACTAAAACAAAAAATATTTTGCAACTACTCCCCTAGCTACTCTGTAAGCTTTTGTAATAGCTTTTATTTCTTGATAGGTATATCAGGGTTGCAAGCGTCTACAAACTCCCATAACTCCTTACAACTATTATTCAGTAAATCTTTTTTGCTATTGCGTCTAAAATATCCATTATATTCTAATTGCCTAAAATTAACTTCTAGTGTTTTTTTAATTGCTGTTGCTGTTGCTGTTGGTTCTTGTTTTTTAATTATTGTACTTAGTTCTTTTGCATATTCACTATTTAAAAATTCTTTAATAGTCATAATAAGATTTTATTAACTATTAATATAATAACCGATAATGATATAAATATTTGTTTATGTAACAATACTTAATAATGATATAAAAATTTGTTTATATTTGATATTATTTAATTAAGTTTATTATTTTCTTATTGCCTTTAAATTATCCTGTAGTAGTCAACAACAAAAAGAGATATAAACACACTCGAAATAAGTTGTAAGACTATTACAAGTCATTTAAACAGCATTTAAGAAGATGATAAACCAATAAAAAAACAAATTAATTTAAAATCAAATCTTATGGAATACAATTCATTTAACACACAATGGTACACGTTAGACGAAAATGACGTATGTGAAATTGATCTAAAATTAGGTCATGTCACATTTAAAGATAAAAGTTTTAATACTAAATCTTTAAGAATGGATAGTGAAGTATTAGTTGGTTCAATTCTAATGTCTTTAAATGATCTAGTAGTAATGAAAGATTATGAGACATTCGAAGAAAAAAACAATTATGAAATTCTAAAATGTTTTCAAGATACTATAAATGGATTTATGAAAACAAGTGAAGATAACAAAAAGAAGTGGGAAAAATAAAAAAATGAAATATAATCTTATCTTTTATTCAATAGGATTTTTAATTCTTATTATTTCTAATATTTATGTCAATAATAATTATCAGGATAGTAGCTATCAAGATAATTTAAAAACATATTATCAAGAATATAAAATTAAAAATTAAATAATCCTTTTAGCCTATCTATTAATTTAGGTAGGTTAAAAAGATTATTTATTTTAATAGATAATCTAATTTTAAAATCTTACATTTTATTGTTATGACAACAACAAAAGAAAAAAACGAAATAATGTATAAAAACATTATTGAACACGGTAAAGACTTAAAAAGAGTTTTTAACCTAGATTCATCTATTGATGAAGTAAAACTTTGTAAGGCATTATTTAAAATTGAAAATCTAGCACATAGATTAGCAACTGACTTTTGCAATGGTTCTTTATTAAGTGAAGAAGAAGAAACAAAAGTAATTGATGAAATTTTAAATAAAGTTGATAAACTTTTAAATTTTAAAAGTCAAAATATTCCAGTTTTTTTTAATGGTGATTGCAGAGGGTACACTTTAAAAATTGATGATGATTACATGAGAAAAAATAAAATCTATCCTTTTTATAGTGATTGGGGTGGATTTGGAATAATTGCACCAAGTTTTAGGGAGGTTTAATAATGGGATTTAACAAAAAAGAAAAAATTGAATGGTTAAGGTTAACTAATTCAATAATGAAAGATAAAAAACTATCTAAAAAACAATTAGATAGATTTTATTGGTTAAAAATTAAGGGTTATTATTATGCATAAAATTA